CATCATCTTCCACTTCAACGTCAAATCGTTCACCAGGGACAAGTCCCATGTCGTGGCAGAGTTCGTCGGGCAGGGGAACAACGGCAGAACCGTACGCATCCTGATCTAATTCAATGATGTAGTAGCCGGTAGACATTGTTGAGTGATTTTATAAGTTTAAATCGTCAATACTCTAACTCTAGTTTTCCTCTGGTCATCAAACCGTTACAAAGCCAAATCAGTGCATCAACACAGTCATCGTGTGAACTGACCCCAAAGTTCACAATCTCATCAGTAAGGGCTTGAAACTTTCGGTACTTGTTAAAAACAATCTTGCGTTGCTCAAATAACCCCATAATTCCCCTAAAACGCGCAACTTTGTCCCCACGAAAACCTTTAACTGGATGCCAGTTAATGTTGTAAAGCCCGTGGTCAGCAAGGCAAATTCGTTTGAAGTCAGCCTCCAACGAAGCCTGGTATGCAACCGCCTCGGACCAAACATCAATGCTGCTACCACTGGCGTGATATTGGTTGCCGTCTTTGTGAACGATTCCCCACTCGTAACACATTTCCATTAGAGATTCCAATTTCTCCAGGTTGCCCATAATCCTGATGCGCTTGCAGTCGATGACATGAATCTTGTCCCCGACACGTCCGCCTAAAACCATGACGGTGTAATCGTTGCGCTCTCTAACGCCAGCGGATAAATCAACCCCAATACCAAGAGCATCAAATTCTGTTGAAATTTGTCCTTTAACAATCAATTCTGGTGAGATCGATAGCTCACTGGTTTGAACAATTTGGTTTTGATACTGAAAACTGAAGCTGATAGGAGCTTGACGACGGCGATCTTGCAAGTACTCCAAAGACCACATCTCGGGCCAATAAGAGATCTCATCTCCAGTATCATCAACAGTGATTGCGGATTGAACGATTTGAACCCAGTCATTTACAGGTGTGAATGTTGTGTTGTGGATGTCATCGTGACGAAACCTGGTGCCAAGGCAAATAGCCCTGCCACCTTCAAACATAGTAGGAACAATAACTGAGTTCCAGTTATCTTCCATCATTTGACGGATATCTCGGTTTTTAATGTCGTCTGCTGATTTGACAACGTCATCCAGAATACAAAGGTGTGACCGTTTGGAGGTCACTGCACCTTTAAGACCCGCACAACAAATAGTAAATTCTTCCTCACCGGTAGATTTAATGCCTGCAAACTTCCAATCAATACTCCAATATTCGTTGGAGTTAATTCCTTTGGCAATTTTTACTGTAGGGAAAATTTCTCTATAAGTTTTACTTTCTTCAATGATTCGTTTGATTGCTGCACTCTTAGGTCGCGCAACATCAACAGTGTAGGAAATATAAAGAATTTTTAGTGGTTTTTTATGAAGTGCATGCACTCCAATTGACCAAGCTGTATATAAACCGAGAACTGTACTTTTTGCTGAACCACGTGGTGCAAGGATGTCAATATTGGGGCCACCTATTCCAACTAAACACTCAGTGTCGTCACCAGTGCAGAGGTAACGATGCCACTCTTTATGGTGTGAAGCAGGAGGTTTATCTCCAACAACATCACAAAAATAAGCAAAATCGACACGCGCCCTTTCAACGTCGATGTCGGAAGTTTTTTTAACAACTTGTTGTTTTGCAGCAGCACGTGCGGTTCTGCGGTAAACGGAATAAAGAGAAGTGCCAGCCATGCGCTTACCTTAGCGCATTAAACCCTAGGATTCCTCTTGCAAGATTTTAGTCCACACCGCCATGGTAGCTTCTTGAAGGGGTCCTTCAATTGGGTCATCACGGAAGATTAGAACAACTTCTCGCAACGCACGATCAGCGCCAGCAAGAATCAAACCTTGTTTATCGGTTAAGTGCTTCTCATCATTTAATTGCTTAATAGAACCACGAAGTTCTTTTTGAAGCATGGCAATGCGGGACGCACCCATGTCCTGCTTAATCATCCCAAGATCAATGGCATCACGAAGCTTGGAAATGTCCTGTTGCATGGAGTCAATTTCCATCTCCAGGATTCCGTTAAAATTTCTTTTCTTGAATTCTTTTTTAGCCCACTCGTCACAATCTACGATGGTACATGTAAACCCGAGGAACCGGGAATACAGGTACATCTGTATTGGAGAAGAAGTTTTTTTACAGAAAGCAAGAAAGGATTCTCGGTCTTTTTCAGTTAAAGACTGGATCCAGTCGGTCATGCTCTATATGCGGCTTGCGCCCAATCGTGACTACGATTAGCAACATAGCGCTCTTGCATGATTTTTTGCAAGTCTGTGGCCCGTTCTTGCTCTCCCTGAGTGGCAACGGTCTTACGAGTTTCTTCTCCGGTAGCGCCAACAGTGGCACGCTCCTGTTCGCCCTGCGTTGCGAGAGTAGCGCGTGTTTCACCTGCCGTAGCTTGGGTCTGGCGGATGTCCTGGGTCGTAAAGAAGTCTTTGTTCTGTTGATCCAGTTGAGCACCAAGCTGCATGTTCAGTCGAGACTGAGCGCCACTAACCTCATTCAACGCTGTTTGAGTTTGCAGAGATTGGGTAGGGACTGGTGTTGGCGGCGGGGGAGGCGGCGGCGGTGGAGAGTAAACAACAGTTGGACTCTTGGATCCCATGACAACAGTTTCCTTTATCTAGTAGTATAACAAAAGGTAGCGATCAAGCTAGTGAAGAACCGTATCTGCGGGCAAAGTCTGTCGCAGCTTGTTGTTGTGCTGCAGTACCTAAAGCACGACGGTATTCTGCATCGGCAGCCGTTCCCATCTGTCCTTGTTTAGAGGCCATAATGGCCTGTTGGCTGGTGGGAAGGCTTTCTTTAAAAGCAGCAAACTTTTCGCTTGCCGCCAGGTTACGAGCGGTAGCTTGTGCAGAAGCGGCACTTAAGTATGGGTATAAACCCTGCATCTGCTTAAGGGTTTCTTCTGTACCAAATTGCGCGGTTTTTTTAGCCAGATCTAAATAGCTGGGCAGCAATGCTTGTTGTAAAGCTAACTGATCTTTTACGTTTTGAGAAATGTTAGTCCAGTCAACAGCTGAGGCTGACGGAACTGCATCAGAAGTTGCAGGAGTTGTTGGTGAATAGTATTTACTAAAAAAATCTGTTGTGTATTTTGTTGCAAAAGGATTCAATCCTTTTAAATGATCAAATCCTGTATAAGCAGGATTAAAGCTAGAAAGAGAAGAACCTGCCATCAGCTGTACTGATATTGAGCACTAAGGGCGCTACCAAGTTGAGAAGCGGCGTTAGCACCGATCTGTTGAGAAGTACGATAACCGCTTTGCAACATATCAGCAGTAGTTGCAATATTCTGACGAATTTGAGCAGCAGCCATTAACCGGTCTAACTCATTTTTCTTAACTTGCTCGGTAATTGGCATTTGAGCAAGGGCATCTTTAACATATTCACTACGCTGAAGCTGTCTTTCTAGACCTTCTGCAACACGCGCAGTATTACCAATTCCTGTTGTTACATCTGTAAGAGAAATTGGACGGTTAAGCTGTTGTTGCAGTGCCGACAGTGCTTGCGTCTGATTCAATTGCTGTTGCAGCTGTTGTGTAGACGGTTGCTGCATTTGAGCAATTGTTGTCCCAGCACCTGCAACAGGAGCAGCTGTTTTACCTGCTAAACCTGTTGCGCCAGCGGCAAGTGGGGCGGCAAGTCCACCTGCAACATTACCACCGATCATGGCTAAAGGTGTTGCAATAGCAGCCGTACCAAGGGGGGCAACCGGACCACCTGCCAGTTTCATCAATGCTCCTGTACCTTTTCCAAGAGCTGATTTTCCTAAAGCTGTTTCAGCTAATTTGGTTCCAGCAAACCGACCAAGTTTTTCACCGCCATACCCAAGACCCAATCCCAGCGTACCACCAAGAAGGGAAGCTCCTGCAACCTGTAATGGATTTTGTCCTTGCTCTGCGGCTTTAGAACCGGCTTCGTAAGCACCGATTGCAGCAGGAATCCCAAGCGATGCTAACCTTGCTAAAAGAAGCGGATTCATAATTACTCTCTCTTAGTAGTTATTTTAATAGAGATAAGCTTTAACCAAATAAAGATCCGGCGGTACCACCAAGTGCGGATGCGCCGCCAATTGCACCCATTGCTGCACCAAGACTCATGCCACCTGTAAAGGGTGCCATTGCAGCTGCTCCAATAAGAGAACCGATTTGTCCCCACTTGCTTGGAGAACCTGCAATTGTAAAAGGCGCTGCTTGTTGCGGGTAAACAAAAGTCAAGTCACCTTTTTGATCAACGCCTCCACTTGAAGCAGTAATATTCTGTCTACCATAAGGATCAGAACCAAAACCAATACTGTTGTTTTTATTTTGATTAAATATGTCTGTTGCAAATCTACCAACTTTACCTATATCTTCTCTCCAGTCAGATTTTTGTTTGGCCTTTTCAGTTTCTTGCGGTTGCCAATATTTATTAAAATCCTGTCCTAAATTAAAATGATAGGGGTCGGCTCCAAGAGAAACGTTCTTTGACCAATCAGATGTTGGTTTTACGTTCCAATAATTATTAAAATTTGTTGCTGAAGACCCATAACTAGGATTAAATTTTGTAGCATCAGACCAAGAAGGCATTGAAGGTTGTGGCATAGAGGAGGACCCCGCGCTACCAGCTTGACTTTGTCCCATAACTTTATTTTACGTGTGGAACAAGTTGTTGCCAACTTTGGGCTTCAGGTAATCCTAAAGCTGTGCTGGCTTGTTCCAAAGAACCGTGTTTGTGCTTTAAGTATTCTACAGGGTTTTCTTTTTTGAGTCGACGTTCTGCAGATTTTTGCAACAGTTTTTTAGTAACGTAAGCAGTGCCTAGTGCTGCAGCAGCTCCAGCTGCAGCCAACCCTGCAACCGTTGCGGTACTTGGGGTTGTAACGGTAATCGGGCGATATGTAGAACGTAACTCCGCTTGTAGTTCTTGTGCTTGTGTATTTAATGCACCTGATTTAAATTTTGCACGTGTTAACCGATCTTGTAAATTTAAAGCTTGTTCAGGGAGATTTAAAGCCTCAAGGCGACTTTTAACGTTTTTTAACAAACTTTGTTTTTGATCAGTAAACTCTTGAACCCTGCTCTGCAGATATGAAATATTTTCATCACTGGGAGCGTAAGAAATATCGTCTGGGTTTAATCCTGCCTTGACGCGTGCTTTTGTTTCTGCCGTTAAACTCTGGCGAAGCGCTTGCCCTTCTTCTGTCTGCGGTTGCGGTGGCGCGGGAATTTTTCCAGTAGCCCGACCTAACGCGTAAGTATATGTGTTGAGATTGTCAGTTATCCTGTTAAGTTCAGCACGATTTGAAATAGCTTCTTTGTGCACACGCAGAGCGGCTTGATCATCTGGAGAAGGACCGTATTTATCTAAAGCTCTAATACCGCTTGCTTGCATTTTTCTTTGAAGGCGCTGAATAACTTGTTTTACCTGTGCCTGTTTGCGCTCCAGTGGCGCCAGTTGAGTTTCAATCTTTGCTCGTTCTGCTTTTATTTCAGGATCAAATGAAGTACTCTGCATTGTGCGGGCTTCCCGTACTTCTTGGGGAAGTGCATGATAAGCAGCAACAGCTGTACCAAGTCCTGCGGCAGTCCCGGCCAAACCACTTAGGGTAACTGGAAAACCCTTTATACGAAGTTCAGGGTCATTCAAACCTTTAGCTGAACCGCGAAGCAAACCACCAACAGTAGTAAAAGACTGCCCCTCCGGATCAATTGCAACTAAATTACCGGGTTGCGGCTTAGCTTGTTCGTACCTCCGATATTGAACGTAGGTAGAGGGCGCCACGTCTGGACGTTCTTCTTTAAATTCTTGGTAAGGCAAAATTTGGCTACGTTGTCCAAGGCCGTAGCGCAGTGCTAGTTCCAGGGGTACTGATTGTGGTGTGCGTCCTGTAGGGTCTTCTTCCTTTGATTTTGGGGCCACAGCTTTGTAGCCAGGGGGGCGCAAGCCTTGGGAGATGGGGCCGCGAACTCCGCTTAATGCCATCAAGCCCACAGGCACTGCAGCAGTAAGGACGGCGCCAGTAAGGGGGTCAAGGCCAGCCTTTTGCGCTACAGTTTTGCCAAGTTCTCCAGCCATGCGGGGAACGTTGGTGTACTTCCAAACTGAACTTAAAGACTTATTTGTTAAAACATCGCCAACTGCTGTGGCTGCAACTTTTGCAGGTTCTTTGCCAATGTTTTGCGCAGAAGTTAAAATACTGCCTTCACTAGAACCATAGCCATACTTACTTTGATAAAGGCTTGAGCGAAGCTCAGACGCCACCTTACCCGCAAATTGTTGTGCCTTAGCCAAACTATTTGTTAAATAGTTGGTATTGGTATTTGGATTCATGCCTAATACCTGTGGCTAGCCCCTAACATTTTTTGAAGAGCTTCATATTCCGCACTAGGATTTTTATGGATAATTGTTGTAGTAGGGTTGTGATAATTTTTAGCTAATGCAAGAGCAATTTCATTGTTATATCTTTGCTGTTCTTGTTGAGCATTAAAATGTTGAATAGTCGCAAAGTTTTGCCCATAAACCTGGGGCTGATCATTAGGCTCAGGGTCAATAGGACGAGAAAGCAGATTAGAGCCCAGCACCCCAGCAACTGAACCAGCAGCACCAGCAAGTGGTTTAGGTGCACCCATAGCAATTAAACCGCCGCCGATTGGTGCACTAATCCCAGCATGCAATGCAGCTTTCTTTGCCGTTTGTAAAGGACTTTCGGCAGGTGTTTGCCCCAGCATGCGCGGAATTCCTTGACCAAGGGCAGTTCCTACAGCAGTTTCCATAGCAACTTGCTTACCCAACGCCGCAGCTGTTTTTGGATTAGTTAGGTATGCGCCAAGATTTCGACCCGCCATGCGGATGCCTTGGCCAACTTCTCCTGCAATACTCATGATGGTCTTATACCGCTTGAACCTGCATAATCTAGTTTACCAGCAACACGTACATTGCTGTCATTAATACCTTGCCCAGGTTGTTTACTTTGGAAAGCTGCAATAGTCTGGCTACTAATCATTTCATCTCGCGGAACTAATCCACGGTCGACACCTTGCGCATAGTCAGCAAGAAATTTTTTGGCTAAAGCTTGATCTCCAGGGTTTGAAAAATTTGACTTATCACCAAAGGAGTCAATCTTGCTTTGTGATTCTTTTGCGCTTTTAGCTGAAAATGCTTGGTCGTAAAACTGTTGAAAAGGCGGATTCTCTTTTGAATTAGAAATAACTTTATTTTTATAAGCGTCAGGATCTGTTCGATAAGGAGCGTACGGTCCTGTTGTACCAGCTGCTACGGGATCGTTGTCCCGAAAAGCCTGCGCATTAGGTTTTGTATAGTCCTGGCTAAAAATTGCCATCTAATCCTCTTTTACTTACCTTTATGTTTACGCAGTTTTTTAAGTGTTTTAGCTAAGTTTGCTTGACGTACTGTTGTTTTATCGTACTCGTCAGGATTAGCAGTTACTTTTGCAGCAAACTCAGACACAGACATTCCGTGTTCTTCTGCTTTTTTTGTAAAAGCACCGGGGTGTTTGATTGCCCCTTGAATCCACTTTTTGTCTTCAGCCATAATCAGTTTTTAATGAGTTTGCGTGCTGCGCTAAACACAGAAGCTTTGTTTGTTAAACCGTTGATGTGATCGGCGACAGTGGCAGCAACTGCAACCTGAGGAAGAAGATTTTCAGCTGCTTCGTACTGGCGCACTTTATCAGCAGCTTTAGCTGGTAACCAGTTTACCGCCAGTTGGGTGGAAACGTGTTTGATCTCGTCAGGGGTCAGCTGGCCATCAGCAAGCACCTCTGTAACAACAGTAAAAGCTTTATCAACCTGGGAACCGTCCCAGTTCCTCATGTTCTTATCGAGAAGCGGGTCCAAAATATTGTATGCTTTTGTCACAAGTGGGCCGTATTTGGCCAGTGTTGTTGCAGCTTTTGTTTTGTTAAACCGCACAGTTAGTACTGTAATACCAGCGCCAATGCCCGCTGCAATAATAGGTTCTAAGAATGTCATGACCGCTACTTAGATAGTTTTAATTTAGCAGGGACAACTATCAAAACAATGAAGTTTGACGTGCACTGGCTTTTGCTAATGCTTTTTGCATGGCATGACGAAGCTGTTGACCTGGGCGTGTTCCCATGTAACGTTCTGTTGCAACTGCTTCTTCCAAGGCTGGAGTAGACCTGATTTGCGGTGCGACTCCGGCTCCAGGGATAGAAAGTTGCTGCGGTTGGAACTCGTGCACAATGTGGACAGGAGTTGAGGCAACAGGGCTTTCTAGGGGGATTGTTTGAGAAGGCGCTAAATCTTCTCCCCATACGGCTGCGTGCATAAGTGCTCGTGCGTGCGCCTGTTCTGCTGAAGTTGCGGGACGGCTTACAAGATCATCAAGAACGGTGCGTGAAGCTATTTCAGATGACAACGAACTTCCAAGAACGGCTTCAGAGGCTTGAATTGACCGCAATGCAATATCACGAGGGCTTCCTTTTGGTGCTGCTGTTCGTGTCTTAGGAACAACGTCAAACCGAGTACCTAAAGACGGACGAGATTTGCCGCCCTGTGAAGTCATAGCAGCTCTAGAGTAAAGCAATCCCTCGGGAGAAACACGTTCAGGATAATTTATTGCTAATTGCGCTCGTCGTGAAGGATCAAAAGAAACAGGACTAATTACGTCTGCAGAAATCCCTTTATACGGACGATCACTGCTACCCATGAGACGCTGGGGGCTGACGGTTCCACCTAAAGATTCTCTAACATTGCCGTGCGCAATGTCTGCTAAAGAAACATCACTGGAGTCCAAGTATTCTCCTGTTGCTAAATCTTTAAACATGACGGGTTCAACATAATCAGCATCGCCTCCACCTGTGTAACCTTGTGCCGCGAGTTCTTCGCGTCGACGACCAACTCCACCAACTTGCGCACGACCAACTCCACTGTTTGCACGCATTTTATAAAAATCCAACAAATCTAAAGCTTTTTCTTCTGGCACTGCAGTCATGCCAACAACATCTCCGGTAATTGCGCTAACAACAGGAGCGGATTTAGTTCCCTCTAAAACATTTTCAGGAATGGAATAAAGAATTTGATTTTCTTTAGCTGCGTGCAACCTTGCTTGAGCATTAGCAAGTTCGGTGGAAGCGTTAACTAAAACTTTACGTTGAGCTTGAGGTAACGCATTAAACATCTTGTTTGTAATTTTGTCGGTGGGACCCAGACCAAATTGTTTTAAGATCCCAGCTTTAACGTTACCTAAGGTTGTCTGTTTGCCAATTACATTTCCCTCTAAGGCTTGCACCTGCGTAAGGTTTGATCCTTCCCCTGCACCAACTGCACCGAACGGCTTGAAGAAAGATTTTGTGGGAACCGTTTCACCGCCAGGGAGTTGAACGTTGGTGGGGAGAGCCCCTTTAGCACCTGCTTCAAGAATTGCCGGGTCTTGCGTAATGTCGTACAAACTGGCTAATTGTTTTGAGAAAGTCACTGCACGTTTATCTGGTTCGGTTGCAAGTGGGTCTCTCAAAGTACTAAGACGATTCACGACACCACCCAAGCCCTCTGCCGTGGATTCTGATGCAGACCCCTGTCCCCCTGCCGTAACGATACGTGGGTCAATCATGCTGGAGGGCCGATCACCTAAAGCAGGGGCATATTCTTCTCTGGATGTCAAAGAAGAAAACCGCCCAAGTGGTGCAACACCTTGTGCTTCCTGCGTTGCAATGTTGGCTTCAATATCCCGTGCACCTGGAAGCTGTTGAACTTTTGCTTTTAGGAAAGCGCCGGTTACATCGCGTGCACCAGAGGTAGCAAATTCACTAATATCTTTTTGTTCAGATGGAACATATGTGTACGGATGTTCCACACTTACTTTTTCAGGTTGTACGCCACCGCCCATTACACGTACCAAACTTTTGCCACCTAATTTGGGAGCAGCAATCTTTTCATGGCGGATGGGGTGAAGAATTGGTTCTGCTGCAGTAGACATAACAGACCTAGGTTCTGCAGAAGGCATTAACCGCGAGGTCTGTTCACCAAGGTCCAGTGCTTGTGCAGTTGGGGTGTATTCACCTGTCCAAGGATCTTGTGTTTGACTTAACAGAGAATATTGTTCTGTGGAAGGGCTGATAGTAGATCCAGTTTCTGGTGCTTGATAAATTCCTGCTTCTTGTGGTGAAACCCCTGCTTCTTTAGAACGCAGCGCCATTAACGTTGCGCCAGAACCAGGGATCTCCATTTGATAGGTGCCGCGCCCTTGACGTGCTGCAGAAAGCAAATCTTGTTTGGCAGCTTCAACCCGCGCAGTTTTTACAGCTTCAGAAGACGGAATTGTTTGCTCCAGGGACTGAAGAGCCCTAGAACCCCCCTCATATGCAGAACGTGGCCCAAAAGTTTGACTAGAAGTAATTACGTCACTTTCTGTAACAGGTTTGACTGAATACGACTCAGAAGTGGGCGGAAGTGTTGCTTCCAGTGCGGAACCAGTAGGAGCGCCTTTTGCAACTTGAACTTGTTGCGTTGCATTAGGGATTGCGTCTTGGTTATAACGTTGTGCGGTAGTAGGAGGTGTAACGTCGCCAGAATTACGGATGACATCTGGATCAACGGTACGACCGCCCCCTAATCCCCCTAAGAAACTGGAAACACGGTTACCAATATTTTTAGCATTTTCCCGTACAGTTGTTTCTGCGGTTTGCAAAGCTTGTTGGCCGCCAGGGGTTCGAGCAACTGCAAGTCCAGCAGCAACGGTACCTGCAGCTAAAGCCGCTTTACCTAGGGTACCAAGCAAAGAATGCTGTTCTTGGTGCTCTAACGCTTCGTTTTCTTCGTCATTTTGAAAATGTTCAGAGGTCAATGTGGAGTCAACAGTGCCCGCAACCTTAGAAGCACGGTTGTCTGGAGTAACTGGCGCATTAAACA